TGTGTCCCAATCCTGTTTCCATCCTCGGTCAATAGATACTGCGTTTGCCACAAGCAGTACCTCCTCAAGGTTGAGACCAAGCTGCTTCATCATTGACAGTGAAGCAAACATAATCCCAGTGATCACGTCTGTCCGAGGATCAAGATTCTCTCGCCCCTGTTGCATTCGTACCCGATAATGATCATCCAGCATTGTCTGAAGGACATCATAGGCATCCCACAAATGGGCCGGAAGTTTGTGTCGAGCGATTGTCTTCATAGGCTATCTTTGAAAGTGGAGTTAATGGACTTGAGAAATTCGATCGCTGCATCGACTCGTTCCTTCGGCATCAAATTTTGGCGCCGGAGATGCACCGAACAGGTCAGCTTCATGTCATAGCACAGTAAGTCATCCCAACGTGAACCATCAAGAGCATCCATAATGAAAAGTCGATGGTCCCCGCAGCTCAAAGTGAAGAAGCCTTCCGGCGAGGGAGGACTAGGTTTGAAGACCTTGACGTGATGCTCAATTGCCGCTCGGACGGAGTCATCATAACCGGCAGTGATGCTGCTCGCCATGTCGCCCTCCTCATCCCAAAATCCATTTGGGGCGGGCAGGGCAAGTACCTTCTTTTTTAGGTGCGGCTTGCGCGGAGTAACATTTTTCATCCGCTTCACCTCGGCTGTATCCGAAACCACTGGATCCTGTTTATGTTTCATGTATCCTTTCTATTATCAGCTGTGCAAGGGCAGATTGACCTTGATCATCCGGCCCTTGAAGTAGCCCTGTTGAAATGCCTCAGCGGACATGCCTTGGCAATGCCGCGTGCTGGACTTGATATCCTTTCGGGAATCGACGAACTTCTCCAACGCCTGGCTCTTGTCAATGATCATGAGCGCGTAGCTCTGCGCCTTCGCTTCCTTCACGACCCTGGCCTGCGCCTCGTCCCACGCAGCGTTGAAGCCTGAGACCAAGCCCTCGAGGTATCCATTCCAAACCGTCGCTGGCGCACGCTCCCCGCCGAAGTTGACCCGACTGAACTCATTCCAGCATCGACGGAACGTTTCACTCAGCACCTCAAAGGCATAGGCCGCAAAGGTGCAGTCCTGCTTGGTCCCGATCATGTGGTAGGTATAAACCATGCCCCGAAGATTGTCCCAACCCCTGACCCGAATAATGAACACGTTGAAGCAGTGTCGAATTACCCGGCGGACCTGTGGGTGGGGAGGACGCTCAGTTTTGGTCGCCCTGACGCCCAAGTTGATTTGTTCGAACTCGGGGACCTTCTCCTTCTCCCCGGCGTGCTGATCAATCTCATGCTGCTCGATACCATGCTTGGTCATCAGCTCAGAGGCTTTGGCAAAGAATGCCTTCGCCTCGTTCTCGTTGTTCGTGCCCTTGGCCTTGGAGAGAAGTTTGCGCAGCTTCTCCAAGATGGATGTGTGGATGGGTGCGGTCATGGGATTAAAGGAACATCGCGCAATGGTGTTCTTCAACCGTCGGTTCCTTGCCTGCCACCTGCTGCTTGGCAAAGATCCTTTTAACACTCGACCAGCTAGTCAACGGGCTAGTGCTCGTCCTGACCGGCGAGTGGTTGCTGTTGAATCGGACCAACCAATACTGCTCGGCGGAATTGGCCGGGTCGATCTCAGCGACCTGAACCTCAATGCCGTCCTTGACGTAAGAACGGACGAATTTGATCTCTCTCATAGTGCTCCTTATGGTTGTGGATGTTGAACTGCTATGTTAGAAAGCTAACAGAGCACCCGCTCAAAAGCAAGTTATTTCAATCCACAGAAGCTACTGCAAGAGCGTGATTTACACCAACTCTTTCACCTGGGAAGGGGTCACCGTCATGCAGAAATCCCCGAAGCGCATTCCAACGAATGAAACAATTTCATTTGCTAACATGCAGCGCAGGTGAAGGAGCGGACACGTCGGCACCCCACCAAGCTCCTTCCAAAGTGAGTATGGGAAATAGACCATCGCCTCGCACTTGTCCCGTTGGTGAATGAGCATCCAACCCTTGGATCCGGCGGCTTTGTGCGCATTGATTGCCTGTTGTACAAAACAGGCAAAAGGCCCCGGCTTGCGACGTGGCTTGTGATCAAATAGCTCGGCGATGTGGGCATGAAAGTAACCACGCTTCGCTTCAATGGTGAAGACCTCGAGAAGCGGGGTTCCAGCCGGATCCATGGCCGTTACGTCACCATACCCGCCGAAGGTCTTCTTCCCTTTTCTGCCTCGGATCGTAGCCCGACCCCCACTGGTGCTGGCCCGCCAAAATACATCATCCCGCTCGCCCTTAGTCCACCATTGGGAAAGCAGCTTGCAGATGTATCGTTCGAATCCTGATCCTTTGTGACTTGGATGTTTCATGCAAAGAGCTTGGCCCGTCCATGCACCTGCTTTTGGGGAACCAGCTGGTAGGTATTGTCCACCTGCTCGAGGACCCAGTTAGGGTGATGGTTTTTGATGTGCCAAATGTGATAGCTAATCGCCTCCCGACTCAGTCCAGTCAGGGCCTCAATTTGATCAAAACTGATTGGACTATTCACGATCAACGCAGTGTCAATCTGCCCAACCTGTCCTTCCCCTCCTGGATGACCAAGCAGAGACCGTTTGGTGACAGAGCTAATCTCCCCCTCCCCATCCCGATAGAAGAGCAATGGGAAGCGGCGCAGCAGATGTTCGCGCGTGCGCTGGATAATCAGCTTGCGATGCTCCCGATCCTTAAACCAGGCGGACTGCTCATCCTTGTGTTGGTACGTGGACAGCAGGACCCGATTGCAGCGTAGGACCCGCTTGCCCATCTCCATGCACTTGGCGCGCAGGACAGGAGTATCATCTAAAGCCGGTCCAACCTCAGGATTAACCACATCCTTCTCCTCAAAGAGTACGCCGAGGTCACTCCGCACCCAGGTGCCCCATCCGGTAACGCCCATCGGGGCAGCCACGTAGTCACCCTTCCCTTGCAGCTTTTGGAAATAGTATCCCCCGACCACTTCATAGCAGATGAAGTAAAGGCAAGGGGCTGGGCTGATCCCTGGATTGACCAGCAGCTCATAGAGATACTTGGTTGAGTCTTCCATCCCACCTTCTCGATCAACTGGGACAATATCATCGTCAAGCAGCAGGACTGCTTCATTCCTGCGCCGCGCATAGAGCTCTTTCAAGACCAGGTTCTGCTTCTTCCACCGCAAGGTTCTCTCGGGCAGAAATATGCAATCCCATCCCTTCATCGCCTGCTCTTCCTCCGGACTGTAATCGGAGCAGATCGACAGCACCCGAAGATCGGGGTAGAGTTCATGTAGTTGGGCGCGTGCCTTCAGATGCCACTTCAATCGCTTGACCCGACGTTCCGAATCAGGCCCTAGGTACGAGCTGAGGACGATATTTGGGAATGGGTTCATGAGGGCTTCGGAGACGAGAGAGAAGCGGAATGCTATTTCGCAGGGTTCTAAGCCCCAACTCAGCACAGACCTCACCCCAACCCTGCTCAGAGATGTGATCTGGCGCTAGGACGTATTTCGGCGTCTTAGCAAAGGGAAGTAGGACTAGGGGCTTGTTGCGTAGCACTACCCCGTCCCAACCCTGCTTGATGAGCGAAAACGCGCTGGAATTGGGCTTTAACCGGTCGGTTAGGTACTTGATTGCGGTTTTCTTCCCAATTCGAGGGATTCCGGGCACCTCGTCCGTCTTGCACCCGGCAATCGCTAGCACCTTGGCCCATTGTGGTGGGACCAGCCCTGTCTCCTGCCGAAAAGATTGGAGCGTATTCATTTTGCGCTGCTTGGGATCGTACATGCTCACGTTACCGCGCAGGAGTTGGAAAAAGTCCCGATCACTGCTGATGATGACCGCCTCCTCCTCACATGGCAGCGTTTTAGTGATCGAGGCAATGATATCATCTGACTCATAACCGCGCTCGGCGAAGACGTTGACAAACCCGATCCTGGGCAGATACTCCTCCCGCAGCAACCTGATTTGGTGATGAAACGCCCCGATGAGCATAGCCTCCTCTTCCGTCATGGGCTTAGAGTGTCGGTGATGCTTATACCCTGGGAACAGAAGCTTACGCTTGCTCTCCCCTGCCTCAAAGCAGAAGGCCACCTTGTCGGTCGTGAATTGCAGCTTGAGAGTAATCAACTGCTTGAAGAAGCCGAAGAGGACCCCGGTCTGAATGTCCCCGTAGGACAAGACGCCGGTGGTGTGATAGGAGCGCCACGCCAAGTAATGACAATCGAGCAAAAGCCAGGGTCCGATCATGGAACCAGTAGGGCTATCATTTCGGGAGAGGCCATCACAATCCTCGTTCCCAATAAATGATTGGTGAAGTTGGTGGGGTTTAGGTTCGCCGCACAAATAAAGGTCAGGTTCGGAGAACTTATGGCCCTGAACTTGACCAAACCATTCCACTCAGACTCTACAATGAACTGCATCTCTAACCACTTGTTGTTTTTAATATCGAACAGTCGATAGGAAACGCAGCGTTCTAACGATATTTCAATATCTCTCATAGATAACGGGGTTGGCGTTTGATCGCACATGCCTCCTCAATCTCATTCCAGACCTCTTCCACTAGGTCGCGCAAGTCCAGTTCAAGGTGCTTCTCCTCGATGTAATGAATGAGTTCCTCTTCAGTGCCGGCGAAGCCAAATCCCTTCGCAGAGACCACCCCCTTCTCCACGCCCCAATGTTTCTCCTCAATTAGGAAGCTCACGCAAGACCCAATATCATCCAATCCATAACTATCATAGATTGGGACGAGGATTTCGGGATCCTTGCCAGTGATTCGATTGCGCTTAATTTTAATCCGAGCGACAATACCAACTTGCCGATCCTTCCCTTTGACCCGCCTCCGAATCTTCTCCTTGATCGAACTCCAGATCTCCACGGCGGCGTAGAACTTGAGGGCCCGACCACCACTGCGGGTCTTGGTCTCCATCCCAAAGCCAAGGTTGTCACGCGTCTGCCCAATAACGATCAGGATGGAGCCAGTCTCACGCAAGCCGATCAGCACCCTCCGGATATTCTCGGAATGAACTTTGGCCTTACCATCCCCATAACTGCCAATCTGCTCCCGTCCCTTTTCAAATGACTCCTTCTGCTCGGAAAACTTCTCATTAGCAGCATGACTGGTCAGAGAGTCCTGCGAATCAAGGACGTAGATGAAAGGCTTGCCAGTACGACGCGCCTTGGCCAAGCAATCATCGAGATGGTAATAGAAGCTCTCGACTGTCGTGGAGTAAATTGGATTGCCCTTCCCATCCTTCGCCGGCGGTCGAAGGCGGGCAGCCAGGGCCTTGCCAAAGAAGTATTCAATGCTCATCAACGCACCATCTTCCACGTTGTCATAAACGAAGACATAGTTCTTGAAGTCAGGGTTTTGTGACGCCTCAGCCATGCAGGTAAGACAAATCCACGTCTTTCCACTGTCACTATCCCCAACGAAGAAGATGTACTTGCCCTTGGGAAAACCACCACACGCCCGGCCAGTGCAAGCCAAATTGAGCAGCGCGGAGCCGGTGCTGAGCAGATCAGATGACTTAAAGGTTAAGGGCGCCGTGCGTGCCCTTAGCTGCTCCTTGATGCTCTCTGTATCGTTAGCCATAAAAGGAAGGGCTGCTCAGACCCGATGGAGTGAGCAGCCCAGCATCTGGTACAAGTCCAGTTACCAGTCCTCACCATCGGATGCCGGCGTGTGGCGGCCGGATCCAGGAGAAGGTCGTCGGTCAGATCCGGGGGCGTCTTCCCCACGGCCACCGCGCGGACGCGCCTCACCCGGAGCATCATCGTTAAAGAAATCCTCCTCCGACTTACCACCGGTCGGACGTTCCTCATCAGTACCCCGTCCCCGACCGGCAGGTGGTTCATCCGTCCCTCGACCTCGACCGGCTGCTGGACGCCGTTCCTGATCGGCATCACGCCCCCGGCCGGTTGGACGCTCATCATCGGTGCCTCGCCCACGACCTGCTGGGTGTTGATCCCCATCTGGGCCCCGGCCACGCGCTGGCTGACGTTGATCTTGGTCTCCACTCCCAGATCGCTCTCCTCCCTCCAACGCCGCTTCAATCTCGGCGGTCGGTAAGAGTTTGATCAATTCATCGAGGCAAACACACTGCTCCAACATGCTGGTGCCGTAGGGTTCACGAGTCTTGAAATCGATGGTCTCAGCCTTGTACCAGACACGCTTGTTGGCCGACTCCTCGACGAATCCAATCTTGAGGGTGAAGCCCTTCTTCAGATGGTAAAACAAGTGGAAAGCATCCTGCTCATCCTGGTCGCGAATTCGAGCGTCCAGCAAACGACCAAACAGATGATAGGACATGTCCCAAAGCTGGATGCCAGCGTCGGGATTTTCAACATCGATGATCTGGAAGATTTGGCGCTCGCGTGGGTAGAGACTCTTGATCAGCTTGTCATCAGCCTGCGGATCCATCTTCAGCGTGCGCTGCATTTCGCAGATCGGGCAAGGGTGCCTATTCCCCTCCAGATCGGCGGTCTCCCTTGGGCAGACAATGCCAATCTGATCGGGGCCTACCCGACCATGAATGAAGTAGGTGCGTTCATAATGAAGCATCCCTTCATCGGCGTGCGGATTGCCTTTGGCCGCAACGTAAGGCATGATATCAAGCCGTATCACGCCTGGTTTCTTGACACGAAAGAGCGGCATGTTTTTTGGCAGCTTCAAGGCAAAGCTGTCGAACTCGCGCTCATGCTCCGCCGCCCGTTTTCTGGCGTCGGAATAGCTATATTCCTTGCTCATGGTGTTCTTTCCTTTTCTGGTGTGCGTTTGGTTTTCCTGAGTTGCTGTTCTAAATTGAATTGCTTCCTAGTTGAAAGGATCGCATAGGTGACCAATTTAGTCCCGGCATACAATAGGATCAGCCCTCCAGCCACAAGCCCAATTATTTGTGGAACCGTCATTCGCCTTCCCCTTCTCCTTCCTTATGATCAGCCCGCCTTTGACCCAGGCGCCTCACTCTATCCTTGTCCCCCTCTTGCACCGCCCGACGTTGGCCCGGCGAGACCCTCGGCTCAGAATAGTAATCCTGCGTCCGCAGCTCAACCATCAGCGTCAGGGCCCGCTTGCGATGCTCCAACGCTGTCACCATAGCCTGCTGGACATCCATGGCGTGACGAGCATCCCGCACATCCTTCGCCGCATCCTTAACTTCATTCTGCACCAGCCCTGCCTCCTTGACCGACCACTCCGAGGGCTTGTCAGAAAGACCATAGAGCTTAGGCGACTTCCGGATCTTGCGCGCCATCTCTGCCACTACTACATCATAGGTCGAGGAAACCTCATCATAGTCACGCCGCAGGTCCGCCAGCCTCCTGGCCTGCTCGGCGTAGAGAATGGGTTGAATCTGGCATTCCTTCTCCAGTTTCAGATCATCAATCGCTAAAAAACCTCGAGGATCCATATTGGTCTCTTCCTACATATTATCACTTAGATGTGGTCACAGCATAACAAGCAGCAATCAGCCCTGCCCTCCCGGAGGTAAAGAACGATTCCTTAAACACATCAATGAGAAAGAACGCACGTCCTTCCCCCTTCCCACCTTGAAGTAAGACCTTCGTAGTGTAGGACAAGATCATGCGACGCAGCGTCTCTGGATCCTCATCAAGCGTTTGCAGCATTGCGGCCACCTCCTTCCACTGAGGCTGAGAAAAGATCAACAACCGGGCCAACTCAATTGCCTTCGTCCGCACGTCCCCTTTGACAATGGTATCTAGCTGATCCTGCTTGTCCGGGAAGTTGATGATGGCATGCAGAATTGACAAAACCCGACGGGCGCTCCCATCAGCATACTCTACAATCCTGTCCCTCACCTCCTCATCCAACCGCTTGCCCTCAGACGCACAGACACGCCCCACCAACTCTTCGAGACACGCGACCGACAGCGCCTTGACCCTAACATCTGTGCATCGGTTTCGAATAGTCGGGATGAGCTTCTCTGGCTCAGTGGTCGCAAGGATGAAGTAAACGTGCCGAGGTGTGTCCTCAAGGATCTTCAACAGGGCATTCTGCGCGTCACTGCTGAGCTTATGGGCTTCATCAAATAAGAACATCCTGACCCCTCCCCACAAAGGGGCAAGTCCAGCCCGCTGCTTGACCTCCCGGATTGTATCGATACCCCTGGTCTCCGCTGCATTGTATTCGGCAAAGTCTCCATCATCACAATTCAGCTTGCTCTTGATGATGCGAGCAAGGGTAGTCTTGCCACAGCCGGAAGGCCCATACAGCAACAGCGCGTGAGGCATCCGCTTCTGCTTAAGGAAGTCGGACAGCATCCGAACGGCTTCCTCCTGTCCGATCACGTCCTTAAACAGAGCTGGGCGATAAAGGCGATGGAATTCAGTCATGGCTAGTCCTATGTTCAGCAGCTAAGTAGGATAGGAAGTCCCACTGATTGGAAAAGATTCTGGAATCCTCTTCTCCTTCTGGACTGATGCGAAATCTCTGACCCTTAAAATCAAATGGCTTCTTATCATACCACGACCCATTTGGGGGGCAGATCTCATTCTCAATCTCCAGCGGGACAACCAACCAGGTATATTCCTTACGAATGTCCTCCACTGCGATTCGCTGCAGAATATGAAGATACTCGCTCAACTCATCTTGCCTCACATCTGCGATAATCGAATCATGAATCTGTCCTACCACCTGTGACCGCATTTTGCGCCGACGAAGCTCTTTGACTAAGCGAATCAATATCCAGAGCAAGCAGTGAAAGGCCGAACCTTGAATTGGATAATTGATCACCTGGTTCCTATCCATTGTCCCCGCAATCCGGAAACCAGTAAGCGTCTCGAAATACCCTTTCTCTAAATACAGCCTATACCAATCCAACTTCCATTGGCCATAAACCTTAAAGCGCCTGTGCCAGAAATCATCCTCCACCTCCTGGATATGCGCCACGAAAGTTCCGTCAATCACTTTAGGAAGTGGATCTTTGCTCGTATCACAATCACCTAATCCCCATGGAAACTCCCGATCAAGATGCTGGCGCAGGGTTATCCCTCCCGGCGCTTGCAGCTTCGCCTGATCGGCCCACTCCCACAACTCTGGGGCACACTGCATGAAGAAGCTGTTGTAGAATTCGGGGAATACGAATTTGTTCTTCGCCCCATATCGATGAAGCTTACCATGCTCTTCCACCCACTCCACCGGAATCAGATAGAGTTGGGCGGCCATGTCCCGGTGCATGTCCTTAGTTCGATCCTTCAGGTAGGTAATCATGGTCGGGTCTCGATGATAACACGTCGCCATGACCACTTCAGCCCCTCGGAGATCACTCTCAACTAGGACGCAATCATCACTCGCAATGAATCCAGTGCGAATGAGCTTTGAGACCTCCGGATCCCGAATAGGAATGTTTTGGAAATTGGGCGTATCGGAAGAGGAACGATAGGTGACAGGGATATGCAAATTGAACTGAGGATGAATCCTATCTCCAACCAGCTCACGTTGGATTTGCTTGAGATATGTTCCATGCGCCTTTTGCAATTTACCCAGCTTCAGCAAATCCTCAATGAATGGGTCCTTAATCCGTTCGAGGATAGTAGCATCAGTAGAGAACCGCTCTCCGGACTCCGTGCGATCCTCTTGCCGCACCGGGTATTTAAGCACCTCAAAGAGCACCACTCCTAGCTGAACATCCGATTGAAGATTAGCTCGGTCCCCATATCGCTGTCGCCATGCTGTCCATTGCTTAGTTTCATAGAGGCGATGTTCCAACTTAGCAATTTCCTCCTTGGACTGCTTGCTCATCCGATTAAGGTAGTCCACATCGACCCTCATACCAGCCGCTTCAACATAGGTCAGGGCGATCTGGCCCTCATGCAGCAAACGATAACCGGGATGGTCAACTGGTTCCATGATTAGGATTTCCCTAACTGCATTATCTGTTTATCTGCTACCAAGAACTCCATCAGAGTATCTGTCCCGCAATATAGCAGCAGTTGACGCAATTCCACTTCTTCTTTCAGCAGGTTTAGCTTGCTCCCTTCCTGACTCTGCATGAACTCCCGAATCACTTCATCATAAGCCGGCATCCCGAGGTAGATGTAGGCTTGAAATTTGAGCCCGCTAATGTGCCGGCGATTATCAAGTACATGGGCCCCAATCACCGTATCATGCAACCAGTGTCGCACGCCACGACCAAATGCCCAATTAGTCCAACGATTTTCAAACTTCAACATCGAAGCAATGAAGTAGCAGTTGTCAGCATGGAGCAGTTCCTTAGTAGCCTCAATCGCCTCACCCTGCCAAGGATAGGCAATGGTCTTCTTCCCTTCCCAACAAGCCGACGCGCACAGGATTTGGGCCCCAGGGTACTCAGGCTTCAAGCAGTTGGCCTCATAATCAAAGGCGACCCGCCCCCCACGTCTGGCCATTTCCCGAAGGATCCGGGCTGCTTCAACTACATCAAACAGCACCTCGACCTGTTGCTCATAATTAGGAACCTTGTCCCAGGGCCGCCCCCGCAATTCAAAGGCTTCATGCAAGTGCTGTAAGAAGGTTGCCTCCAGAACTTCATCATGCCGTTTGAGAATGTAGCTCGGGTGGTAGGTTGGACAAATCCAAGCATTTGGTTTCTGACTAGGAATTCTCCAACCGGCCCAGCGACTAATGGGGCCCGGATTGTCATTCCATACTCCACCAATCAGGCTCTTGACCGCAGCAAAGCCTAGCAGCAAGATCACGTCCGGCTCTAACTGCTCTACCGTGTCGACCAGATTCGGGCGGCAATGGTCAATCATCATCTCACTGGTGATCTTGTTTCCGGGCGGCCGACAGATCAGAGCGTTCGTTGTCCAACAGTCCTGATGGAGTTCAACCCCTGCTACCCGATCTAACATGTCCCGAAGATAGCTTCCGACCTTGCCCACGAACTGTATCCCTTCTACATCCTCCGTCTCTCCCGGTGCCTCCCCTACCACAAGCACGCGCCGCTCACCCCTCCCAAAGGGTTTCATCTTGGGTGAGCGGCAAGAACGATACAATCCACACGCCCCACACGCTGGCAGCCGAGGAGGAGGAGCTTTTTGAATCAAAGTTGAGCGAGCGAAGAAGCCCTTCATCTCACTCGTCCTTTTGGGCGGGTTCGGCAGCAACCGGGGCCAGCGCGGTAACAAAGGTCCATTTCGGCCCCTCAACCTTAAGTCGATCCACCGCTACCTCAGCCTCAGTCTGCTTCTCCGTTATCTCGACCAGCAACCCAGGGGCGATATAGAACGACATCTCTGGGCCATCATAGACCAGCTTCTTGACCTCTTGATACCAACCGGACACGCCCGTGCCCTTAACTCGCATCCGACCGGAGCGCAGTTCAACCTTGATCAAATTGTCCTCGCTATTCTCCGCCGAGAAGATAGAGGCCTTCTCTACTACCTCTCCAAGTCCTTTCGGTAGGGTGATCGGGGAACCTTTGACCGCCAGCACCTTCGACAGGTCTTGGTACTCCAGCATGTACCGACGCATACTCAACACCAATCCATCCGCATTGCGGAAATGGAGCCATGCCTCACTCTCCGAGAACTCCGACATACCCAACGCCACAATGTTGCGCAGCGCGTCCCGGCGTACTAAGGTAGCCTTTTTCAAACCGGTCTTAATCCTGACCCGGATGGCCTGCAGGTCATTACAGGATTCAATATGATCAGGGTGGAGATGGATGCAAGTCATGTTGAACTGACTCTCATCCTGGCTCGCGTGATGTTGGACAAGCCCAACCGCTTCGACAAATTCCTCTGACAAAGGTCGCCAGTCCCCCGGCTTCTCGACCTTGTTGAACGGAAGGGTCACTTCTGCCTCCAGTCGAATCCCGCATTTGCGATGCTTGCCAATCAGCACCAATTCCTTGCCTTCGATTTCATATTCGAGGGTTTCTTCCACGAGCTTGCCCAGGATCGCGACGAGCGGCAACGCTGGAACAGCCCCCTCGATATGCAAGTCACAATCCCGGCGACAGGCCACTTCATCATTGTAGGTAAAGAGACGCTGCTTTTGAAAAACAAAGCACGAGCTCTGTTCAATAATCTCCCGGGGAGAAAGCCCCGCCTCAACTGATTGCAGCTGAGCAAGCAGAGATTCACGATTGATTTGATTTGGCATGGGATTTAAGATTGCGCAGATGCTTGCGGAACCGCTTCCCTACTTTCACGCGGTCCCCTTTGAAAAAGTCACAAAATGAAAACATCACATCCGGCTTGTGCTCCCGAATCAGCAGTTCGGGGGAACCTTCAATGGACTTAGGCAAACCTGAATAAAAGATGCGCATCCTAGGAAGAGGCAAGTCCAAGGGTTGCTATTTTGGGACGAGACTTGAAAGGCCACGGCCATTCTGGCAGCGCCTTCCGAAAGCGTTCAAACAGCAGCAGGTTGGCTTTGGCTCGCATGGTCCAATCATTGACAACGCCCTTAACTACTATCTTGTCATCCTTCCTATAGCCAAGCGGCACGCCAATTTCCATAAGCCAATCTCGGACGATCTGCTGCTCCTTCTCTGTCCGGCGATAGAGATGGACGCCGGAATAGTCCTCGAAGTTTGTCTCATCAGAGACCATCAGCATGTATGGATTCTCGGTCACCACGAATTGCCCCGCTCGATAGTGCGGGACATAGATGCGCCCATACCCGGCGAGCTTCACCCAGCTGGCGCTATCAACCGACCACCAAGGGTAGCGGCGCATCAGGCTCCAGGCGGTCATGGCAAACCCATGCGTCCTGACCATCGGCTTGCGCGAGGGCTGATCACAAATCAGATCAAAGACCTGATCACCCCACGCTAGGTACTCCTCCTTCTTGACCTCCTGACCGAGCCCACCCAACCCGATCAGATCATACTTAGCCTCAAGGTGCTTGGCAATCCACTTGAGGGGTGTACCATAATGAATGACTGGAACTGGATGCAGCCCATGCTCATCCTCGAGGTACTTCAGCACCTTCCAAGATAGCTCGGGATTGAAAATGACATCCACGGTCGCATAGAATTGGATTGCTCCCTGACAGCGTGGGTCCTTGAGGAAGGCAGCATAGGCATCACAATAGGCGTAGAACTCCTTCGAGGAATAGTAGGCATACTTCAGCTCTTTCTGCCGAGGAGTCAGATCACGCCCATGCACCCCACCGACCACGTGGACGTGCCGATTGTAGAGACCATGCGCCCCGGAATCAAAGAACACCTGATTGAGCTCTGTCTCAGCGTGTTCAAATAGGTATTGGTTAAGCTGACCATCCGGTGGCAGGCGAGACTCATCATCCAGGCTGTCCCGCTGCTCCTGCTCTTCAGGAACATAGGAACCAGGACGCAAGGCTCTGCGCTTATTGAATAGGCCGGTCATATACAGCCATGCCAAATGTTGACCTCCCTATTATCAGCTTTCACCCCGGTGATGATCTCTGCTTCGATGATACGACCAAGATCACACCTTCTGGCAATCCATTCGAGATCAACCAAGGGATGCTCTTCAGTCAACCGATTCAACAGCAGGCAAGCGTCCTCGACATTGAAAGCTCGATACAAGCGTGAAGCAGGGAGGATTTCGGGAAAACTGCGGAAGTCCGGATAGGCCAATTCACATCCTGCAATCACTGCTTCAAGCAGCGTCCAGGAGACATAGTCCTGCAACGAGGAGTTAAACTGAATAGAAGAATTGCAAAGCTCATCATAGTATTGCTGTTTGGTCAGACCTGCCTTGAGGATGAAACGAGGCTCATTCCGAGCGTAGGAAAGAATATCAGACAGCAAAAGATGATCATTCGACCGAAAGTTCTTGCTACTGGTAGTGACCGTCCAAGTCCAATTAGGATGACCGGTTAAGAAACGTTCGGCCACTTGAAGCATGAAGCCCGGATTCTTCTCCCAATCAAGTCGGGAGCAAAAGATCACGTTCTTCCTACGTCCAATCGGAACGGACATCTGACAAGCCACCAACCGCGCGTGAATCGGCAGACCGACAACATGGATAGGACATTGCACCCCGGCAGCACGCAATTGATCCCGATGGATGGTGCTGGCAACGAAGATGGCCGAATGGAATCGAGTCAGTCCTAGCTCCATTGGTCGCATCCATTCCCGCATCGGCCAAGTGAAGTCATATTCATCCACGCTCTGCGCATGGAGCATGGAATAAATCTTGGGTTTGAGCCCACACAGGTGCAGCGCATAGGGGACCGCTTCAAATCCCGGCGTCCAAAAGTCCTGCAGGAAGATGGCATCCTCGTTGCTAACTGACCCATTCCGAATGAGCTTCAGCAGCAAGGCGACCTGCGTGCAAGCATAGATCCCCCGACCAGTTGCATCCAACACCCCCCCGACTTGGATCTGCTCATCAGTCGTTTCCCCGCTGATCGTGGTGAGATTCGTCCTCGGCGAAGCCTCCCTAACCGCAGCCGGAAACCAATCCTCGCAGAGCTGCTTGGTATAACGGGCAGCTAATGGTTCCAACCCTAGATAAAAAAGCCTCCGAATTAATTTCATAATTTGATCTCCACGTCCTGATCAAAGCCGGGATGATATAGCCAGGTGCTCCACAGCTCTGAACTAAAGACCTTGTGCCACACGATATTGTCTTTGAGGATCTGCTTCTGGTAGAGATGCTGTTTGTAGAAGCTCCGTCCAATGATGATTTTCTTAAAGTAATCCGACACCTCATAAAACGGACCGACCACAACCACTGCACCGATCTGTTTCTGGTGCGGGAGCATCGACAGGAACTCACAAGTGTTCCTGGCCAGCAGCGGGCTATCAAGCTCAATATCTACCTGCAGCCTACATCGCTTGGCCTCCTTAAGAATCTGGTCCAGAAAGTAGAGGCCCACCCCATGCCGATTACCAGCCCCGCAGTAAATCCGTTGGACAAAGGATCGCCCGGCCAGCTGCTCGACCTTGCGCAATGCGGACAAGGCTTCCGGTACGCTCACCCCACCCGGAATGAAAAGGGTTCGGGCTCCCTTGAAAGGACCCTCAAGTTCAGTACCAAGGAAGCAGCGGGGCCTCAACATCAATGCCCGATTCGAAGCGGTGACGGACGCCGCATTCTCCCCATCCTCCCCCACTGTCACCACCTTCGCTCGGAAGTGAACTAGCAGATCTTCCGCGATCTGTTCGCAGCTCAGATCAAAGCAGCGATCCTCATAGGTCGCCCGAATATATTGATCGAGCTTCTTCTTGAACATGAAAAACTAATCTCCCGATCATTGTGGCCGACGTTAAGGGTCACCATGACCGGAAAGATATGCCGATGGAACTGGCGAAGGAAGGCCACCTCCTTTGGGGCGTCCTTCCAGCGATGCTGCGCTTGGAACGAGGTGCGGATGTGGAGTTGCGTGCTCATAGAGATCGATGGACAAAGGATATGAATTCGGCCCGGACTTCTGGTTCAAGAAAAGATCCCCGAAGGACTTGTGTCGTCATCTGCTGGCCCTGCTTGCATATACCCCTGCTCTCCATGCACAGGTGTCGAGCCGTGAGCGAAACACCCACCCCAATTGGATGTAGATGCTCCATTAGTGCGTCAGCCACCTGCTGAGTAAGCCTCTCCTGGATCTGCAGGCGCCGCGCATATACCTCCAAGACCCGAGAGAGTTTGCTCACCCCAACCACGCGCTTGTCAGGAATATAACCAATGACCGCTGTTCCAAAGAAAGGAGCTAAGTGATGCTCGCAGAGACTGTAGAAGGGAAGGTCTCGCAGGAGAACCATTTCATTATATTTCTCCCCCCCTTCCTTGAAGCACGTCAGCAGCTTGCCCACGTCCTGATGATAACCGACCGTCCACTCCTTCCAAGCTCTTAGCACCCGAGCCGGTGTCTTGAGCAGACCTTCCCGCATTGGGTCCTCCCCGACGAAGCGCAAAATCTCCCGGATCGTTTCTTCATCGGCTCTCTTCATCTCAATATCCTTTCTTCAGGTCACCACCGAGTGGGACCGGCGGCTTAGTCCTATTATCTAGGAAGTCGGCGGCGTAGAGTTTGTGAAGCTGCCAACCTACGCGCAGATTAGCAGAGCCAGACAAAGCCCAACGTACCATTCCATCGAGCAGAGCTTTGTCATTCCGACGCGACCATTCTGGATGCAGCCAAATTGGTACATTAGGATCCAAGTTTCCCCCAAGCTGATCGCGCAACGTATCAAGCCACCATTCAACGTCCGAAGGCTGCTCGATGATCAGCTTCAGCTCATCGGCCAAGGCAATGGATTGAGGAGGAGGAATGTTCTGCCGCTTGGGAGAAAGGGTGACCCAATCAAAGATGTCTGGGAACATTCGATAGCCGGAGGTCTCCAAATGCACACTCTGATTGGACGCGTGCATCAGATCAACCAGCAGGTGAAGATCGTGGACAATCGGCTCCCCACCGGTGATGACGATAAAATCGCAGCAGGTCTCTCCGGCCTCTTTCACGAGCTGCTCCTCCGAGATCCTTTCAATCTTGTCCGGAATATACTTCGGGTGCCAAGTCCCAGCTGCATCACACCAAGGGCACTTCAATGGGCACCCGAAGGTACGAATGAAAAAGGCTGGTCGGCCAAGATGAACCCCTTCCCCTTGGAAGCTATAGAAACGCTCATGAATTGGTAGCATGTCAGGAAATGGTCGCGAAGTTCTTCTCGTCCTCCCAAACTGTCACCTTCGAAACCCGCACCTCGCGCTCGGCTAACTCATCCCTAGAACGTAACAGGACGTTAACCTCCTCTAAGACCTGCCGAGCTATCCCTTCCGCCCCACAATTATGAACAAGGGTAATCTTGGCCAGAGGCTTAAGCCCAATCGCCTTCATCGCAGCACCGCAGAGCACACTCTCAAGATATTCCCGACCGGGATCAGTCCGATTCAACACGAGGGTATGATCAAAGCGTTCCTCAAGCCACTTCTTCAGCCAATCCAACTTGCCGAAGTCAATCACAAATCCGTTGTCATCAAAATCCATGCAGGAGAACTGGATCTCGATCTTCCAGTTATGCCCGTGGATAAGTGCGCAGTGTCCATCGTGAGAATGCTGCCGATGGGCGAAGGGAAATGGTCCGAAGACCTTGCTGCAAGTGATGCTCATAGTAATATCCATGTTGGTAAAAGGAAAGGGCGTACCAGACCAAAGTCTAATACGCCCTATTATCTGTTGGGGGCCGCTGCGCGGTTACTTGACCTTGAAGCCCTTGTCGGACTCGGTGGCCAGCTTGCGCACGTCCACCAGCCAGCGGACGTGGGACCGGACGCGAGCTGCGGACAGGCCCGAAGCCTTGGCGATCTCCTCGACCGTCAGGACTTTCTTCGCGTTCCACAGCACCTCGTTGACCTTGTGGCCACCCGAGTTCAGCCGGTTGTGGAACTTGTCGAACTTGTCCTCGGCCTTCGGC